ATCCAGGAGGGAGGGCGGGGCGGCCGGCGGCGAGACGACGGTCGTCCCGTAACCCCGAGAGAGGCAGAGATATCATGGGCCCCAACACGATTGATCTCACGACCCTGAACGCGGTCAAGAGCCGGGCCGAGGTGCTGTCCAGCACCGCCGACGCGGAGATCCAGTCGGCCATCACGGCGTTTTCCCAATGGCTGTTGGACTTCACCGGGCAGGGCTCGCTCAACTCCGTCGCGGCCCATGACGATGTTTACGACGGCAACGGCAACGCTCGGCTCATGCTGAACAACTATCCGGTGCTGAACGTCCAGAGCGTGACGATGGGCGGGGCAAGCGTTCCAGCGTCATCGGCCGCGAACGTTTGGGGATATTACATCGAGCAGTCCAAGAAGTCGCTCGGGCTGCGCGGAGGCGTGGGCAGCTACACGACGTTCCCTTACCCAACCCCTCTGACCTATCGCGAGCGCGGGCCCGTATTCCTGCGCGGGCAGGGCAACATCGAGGTTGTTTATAGCGCGGGCTACCTTCCGGTCTTGGTGCAGAATGATGTCGAGAACGTGACGGCGGGAACGATCACCTTGGAGGCTGCGCCCTGGGTTGCGGATGCGGGCGTGACTTACTATCCATCCTTGAACGTGATGGCCAAGGTGTCGAGCGGGCCCACGGTGGGCGAGTATGCCGTATCGAACGGCCTCTACGTTTTCAGCGCGGCCGATGAAGGGCAACTTGTCGCGGCAAGTTACCAGATCAATCAGGCGCCCTTCGACCTGGAATATGCGGTGCGCTGCGTTGTGGCGCTCAATTACAAGCGCAAGGGATGGCAAGATCAGAAATCACGCTCCGTGACCACCCAAGGCGGTTCAGCCACCACGACGTACAGGGATTGGGATGCCCCGCCTGAATGCATGAAGGTTTTCGAGTACTACCAGAGGAAGGCAATCCGGTGATCAGGCTTTCGTTCGACAATTCGGATCAGCGCGTCATGCTGGCTCTCCGGGCGCGAGGGCCGAAGATCCTCGCGGCCGAGAAAAGGACGATCGAAGAGCTGATGCTGGAACTGCAGGCGCGCATTCAGCGGAAGCTCTCGGGAGAAGTCCTACAATCACACGCCGGGGGCGGAGGGCTCCTGGGCACAGTTCGCAAGCAGCCGACCACGCTATCTGGGGCCATGCTTCACGGAGGCGTGCAGGCAGGTGGCGGGCTGTTCTGGTGGGCTGCGGTGCATGAGCGGGGGGGCGAGAAGGAATATGAAATCCTACCAGGCGCGCTGACGGGCAAATCCGACAAGCAAGCCCTGGCTTTCTTCCCGGCCGGATCAGCCGGGGCAAGCTTCGGGCGCACCGCCACGACCAAGTTGCGTTTTAGGTTGGGCAAACGGGCTGGATCGTTGCGCCCTGGGCAAGTCAAGGCTTTCGGTGCAGCGGGCGGCATCGTGGTGAGGAAGGTGATTCATCCCCCGCTGAAACGCAGATCGTTCATGGCGAGTTCGCTGGAAGAGTTGCGCGGCCGGATCATCCAGCGAGTTTATGAGACGGCCGCCCAGGTGATGCGATGAGCACGGCATTCACAGATCCAACCTATCTCGAGGAAGTCTATGCGGCCCTGGCCACGCTGCTTGCGGGCGCCACGTTCGCCGCGGGCGTGACCCTGAAGAGCGTTCGGCGGGCCTTCATGGTTCCAGATTTGGTTCCTCCCGCCGATCAGCCCGCCTTGATCCTTGTGCAGGGGTCGCTTCCCGTGGAACAGAAGGACCTTTTCAGCGTGGCCAAGTGGACGTTCACGGCGGTTGCGGCGATCTACGTGCGCGCCGAAGGAACGGCCCCGCCCGACCAGAATCCCCTGTCGGTGACGCAGGCGAATTACTTGATATGGGGCATCAAGAACGTTTTCGAGACGAAGCCGCCGTACCAGAAGCAAACGCTGGGCGGGCTTGTCTATCATGCATGGATCGAGGGAGAGGTTTTTCCCGACGTCGCAAATGAACAGATTTTGATCACGGTGCCCATCTACATGCTTGCAGGCCCCGTGAATTGAGATCAAGGACCGGACCCGGCCCCGGTACAAGGAGAGAGGTAAAATATGGTCATCGAATTCGGATCTGGTGTGTTATTCGCTAAGCCCGTGGCCGGCAATCAGCCGACGGACCCCACCCCGTTCAAGTTCGGCGTGCTGCAAGAGGTCACGGTGGACTTCAAGGCCGACCTGAAGAAGCTTTACGGCCAATATCAACTTGCCGTTGCCACGGCACGCGGCAAGTTGGACGTCACGCTCAAGGGCAAGCTGGCCGTCTTCGACCCGGCCATGCTCAACCAACTCTATTTCGCGCAGGCCAGCACGGCCGGGTATTCGCTGATCGTGGATGGCGAGCCCCACACGGTGAGCAACACGAATTCGGCAACCGTGACGAACACCGGAGCCATCGCGGATTGGGGCGTCATCGACGCCACGACCGGACAGCCGTTCACTTGCATGCCGAACGCGGCGGCGGTGACGGTGGCCGGAGAGTACTGCCCCAACGTCGCGACCGGGGTTTACGCTTTCTCGGGCGCGGATGGAACAGCTGCGCGGGCCGTGAAGATCAGTTACACTTACGCCGTCAACTCGGGCGCCACGATCACTATCGCGAACCAACTGATGGGTTATGCGCCGGAAATCGAGATGCTGCTTTACAACCGTTTCCGGAGCAAGTACATGGCCCTGCAGTTGAACGATGTCACGCTGGGCTCGATCAACATCCCGACGAAGCTGGAAGATTTCTGGATCGCGGATTTCGACGGCAGCGCCAATGCCGATTCCACGAACACGCTCGGCCTGCTCATGATGGACAGTTATTAAGACCACTCCGCAGCAAAGCGCAAGACGGGCGGCAGGATGTGCACATCCTGCCGCCCGCAAGAAAGAAGGGAATGTGACCGAGACATTAACTCCGAAGTTTGACGGTGAGAAGGTTCGCCTGGGCGGCCGGGAGTATGTGCTGCCGTCGCTCTCGGTGAAACAGACTCGCCAGCTATGGGAGAAAATCCGGGGGCTGAACAAAGGCATCACGGAAGACAGCCTGCCGGACAAACAGCACGACGCCGTGGAAGTGATCCATGCGGCGCTCTCGCGCAACTATCCGTCCATGACGTTTGAAGAAGCGGAAGACCTGGTGGACATGAACAACATGCGCAAGCTGCTGCTGGTCGTGTCCGGGCTGTCGGGGCTCACGGTCCCGGGGTCCGGGCCGGTCGGGGAAACGGCTCAGGCGTCGTCAACTGGGCCGATCTCTACGGAACCATCATCACCCGCACCGGCTGGACCTACGAATACCTTGACGACCTGAGCCTGTGCCGCGCGCTCGAGTTGATGGACTTCCTGGGGCGCACGCCGGCGCTGCGCATGGCGCTGGGAAAGGAAAGGAATCCGAACGCCTGGGAACCGGTGAATGAACAAGAGGCGGTGCAGAAGTTCTCGGCCCTGCAAGTCGTGATGCCGGGCGTCTCGGGAATACCGCCGCAGCTTCGTGAGGCCATCGCCTGGGCTGAGGCAGAGAAGAGTAAGCGGGGCATGAACTGAAATGGCGACAGACATCCTTGAAGTCGGGGCGGTCATCAACCTGGGGCAAATCCTGCCCGGGCTGGATACCCTTGGGGCGAAAACGGAAGGCACCTGCCAGCAGATGACCATGTCGTTTGCCGGACCGGCACAGGCATCGCTGGGGTTCGGCAGGGGCTTCGCGCTTTCCGTGCCTGAAATCGCCAAGATCCCGCCCGCCGTCGATACCATCCCACCAGCCATGGCTCGTGCGGGCTCCTCTGCGATGCAGGCGCGCATGGCCATGATGGGGATGGGGCAGGAGATGGGCGTTGCGCTGCCGCGCTTCGTGCGCTCCTTCCTGACGAGCGTCGGACCCGTGGCCGGGATCATGGCGGCTGCGTTCCTGCCCGTCGCCATCATCGGAGTGGTCGAGTGGCTGGCCAAGATCCCCGCCGCGATCAGCAAGGCATCCGACGCGATCATGGGCTTTGGCAAGGCGCAGAAGGAAGCCTTCGCGGAAGCGGTCAAAGGGTCAAGCGAGGCTTTCGAGCACGCGAAGACCTTGGAGCAGGCCACCCTTGCCCTCTCGCAGTCCGTGGCTGCCTTGGGCATCTTGGCACGCCAGACATTTTCAGAGCGGCTCGTTACGGGATTCAAAGAGTCAGCAGAGGCAACGTCGAACTGGTGGGGCCCGCTCAAAGGAGTGCTGGAGACGGTCAGCGCGCTGAGAGCGGCTTTCGGCCTGTCTTCCGATGCGGCGACGAAAGCGAGCAACGCGCAGATTGTTCAGCTCACCACGCAAGCAGAGTTGCAACGGAAGGCCCATGAAGATGCCTACAAGCAGCAGGAAGCGGAAATCCAACTTCAGATGATCGGCGCCAAGGGTGCGGAATTAACGCGGCTTCAAACCGAGCTGCTGCGGATCAAGCAAAACGCGGACGAGTACGCCCTGAGCAGCGAGGGCAAGCTCACGGAGCGGCAGATTGCGCTGCTCAATGAAAAGTACCGCGTCGAGCGGGAAGGGGCAGGAAAGAAGGCGGAGATAAAAGGGGAGGGGGAGGCGGGCGCGCTGGCCAAGGCCGAGGTTGACGCTCACAAGAGCGTGGCCGATGCCATCATCGCGCAGCAGCTTGCCCTGGCCCGGGAAGCCGTCGAGATCGACAAGGGCAAGTGGCCGCAGATGATCGCCGCAGAGCGCACGGCCGAGGATGAGATGTATGTGGTTGCCGTCAACGCACTTAACCGCAAGAAGGAAATCGCGGCGCAAGAGGCGGCGCTGCATAGCAAGAGCGGGGCAGCGGAAGCGGCGACGATCAACGGTGAGATCGAAGCGCTGGCCATCAAGCATCAGATGAAACTCGACTCCATCAGCACGGAAGGCACCAAGCATCTGATGGCAGACTCGGACGCGGTGCAGCGGGCCATCGTGGCCGGGTTCGAGAAACAGATGAAAGCGTCCGGCGAGGCTGCCGAGTCTCAGCGCCGGGGCGACGAAGAGATCATGCGCGAAGATGAGGAGCGTGTTTCCTTCGCCGAGATGATCGCCAGCCGCACGCTGCGGGTGGAAGAGGGGGCAAACACCGAGCGCCTGCGCGCGCACCAGGAGAGTTTGAAGACGTGGGCCGCAGATGAAACCGCCTCGATCAACAAGTGGTACTCCGAACAGCACAGGTTGCTGGAACTGGAATTGGCGGACGCAGAACGGATCTATGGAGTTGGAACCACAGACTACATGCGCGTGGTGGCGCGCATGGAAGCGCTCGACCAGGACCGCGCCGTGAAGTCTCAAAAGGTGAACGCCCAGGTTGAACAGAACTTCGTCAAAACGTACAGCATGATTACGGGCATCGTGAACCACAACATCGCGTCCTGGATCACCGGGCATGAGACTTTCGGTAGAATGGTAATCAGCATCGCGGACGAGATGGCGACCGCCCTGATCAATTACTTCTTGAAAGAGGCGGAGCAATACCTCTTGAGCTTCATCATGAAGAAGTTTTTCGCTGAGACGGGCGTGACAACCCAAGCGGGCTTGGCAGCGGCCGGGGGATTCGCATCGGTGATGCTGGCCGTTCCATTCCCGGCAAACGTCTCCCTGGCTCCGGCCGTCGCCGCAAGCGCGTTCACGCAGACGATGGCCTTCGGCTCGTTTGATGAGGGCGGGCTCGCCCAGAAGACCGGGCTGGCGATGGTGAAGCAAGGCGAGATTGCGATGCCACCGGAAGTCTCCACGGCATTCCGGTCGATGGCGGCCGGCGGCCCTGTCGGCGGGGGGCGCACCGTTCACCATCACACGACGTTCAACCTCCACCACAACGGGCCGGACGCGAAGGAAGTCCTCGAAACGCAACTGGTCCCGATGATCCGGCAGGCGCAGCGGCGCGGAGAGTTGGCTGGATGAGCATGCAAATATATCCTGCGAGTTCGGCCTCGAGCGCGATCCGCGGCCTGGCCTTCACGGTGATCAAGCGCCCGCTGTTCAACACCATCGTGCAGGACGCTCCGAACTTCTACTGCACCCGCATCGCGCAGACCCGCAACCCATTCTGGCGGTGGACGCTGAACTATGAAGTGCTGTATAACGACCCTGGCAACATCGCGAATGGCAACGCGCCCTGGACGGACTTGCAAGCTCTCATGGGCTTTTTCATGGACAAATACGGCCAGCAGGCGCCGTTCCTGTTCGACGACCCGGATGACGACTCGGTTGGGCCTGGCATCACGACGGCGGGCTGGAAAGCAAGCACCTATTATCCGGTGGACGCGAGCCTGCTCGTCGCGACACACTGGCAAAAGGCGACCGTGGCCGGAATCTCCGGCAGCAGCGCTCCCGCATTCTCGACCGCCGGGGGGCATGTGTCAGAAGGCCCCAGCTCTCCGCAATTGCGCTGGGACGACCAGGGCTCGGGCTTCTCGGCGGTGCCTAATTTGTTCGCGGAGCTTCCGCTGGTCATGGACACGTCAACGGGCCTGTACTATTCGCCCCTGCAAAGAAACCTGGGCGGCTTCGCGGAGGACGTCACCGACCTGAACGGCGCGGTCACGCTGTACGGCAACGGCGCCGTGCTCACGGGGTACTATGCCGGAACGCTATCGACGGTCCCGGGCCTCGCCATCCCGGGAGCCTCCTACATGGGCCAGTACATCGCATGGACTGCAAGCTATGTGCCGACCGCGCCCGTCACCGCCTCGTTCAAATTCTATTTCCGTGTGCGCTTCGAGACTGACGCCATCGACTTCGAGAAGTTCGTGAGCGATATGTGGACCGTGGGCGGGTCGGAAGGGAAGGGTGGCGCCGGAGCCATCACGCTCGTCTCCGACCGTCCTCCAACCGTCTGATGCGCAAAGTTCTCTCTGGCAATGGAACGGACACAACCGCCACGGTTCTTGCGGCGCTCAAAGCCAGCAACCAGCTCTGGCAGGCCGATCTCTACCTCATCGGCGAGGCAGATGATCCTCAAGCGCTCTGGCTCTCGAACTGGGAATCGCCGCTCCTCTGGTCCTTGTGGGGAACGTTCCTGCCGGCCGTCGTCAAGCGCGGCTCGGTCGCGAGTGACGTTGGCCTGGATTCGAAACAACTTGATGTTTCCTGGGCACCCGCAAACCAAACCTTCACGTCCTCGATTCCTACGACCAGCCCTTACGAGTTGGCCCGCCTGGGATTCTACGATAACCGGCGCTTCCGCCTGTGGCGCTGCCTCATGCCCACGCCCGGAGATGCGAACACCTGGGGAGCCTATGAGCTGTTCGGAGGCGTGATCGGCACGACGCAGCCCACGCGCGGCGAGATCAAGTTCAACGTCCAAAGTTATCTCTATGTGCTCGATCAGAAAGTGCCGCAGGGCGTGATCGAAGTGACCAATTCCCTGGCCAGCTACATCGGGGGGACTCCGCCCGCGGGCTTCTCCTCGATCCCGGAGTTCATCGTCGCCGACGCCAGCACGACGACCGCCATCAACGCCGACTGCACGAGCACGCCGACGCACATCTTCACACACGATGTTTTCGACGGTGGCTACATCGTCTTCGCCGGCGACTCTACCCTGGCCGGACTCTTCAGCGTCGTCGCGAAGAACTCAAACTACACGAGCGGCGGACACCAATACAACAGCTTCCAAATCTATTCGCCGCTCCCCTGGGTTCCGACCATCGGAGACAAGTTCTATGTGAGCGCACAGAGCCCGATTGACCAGGCGGACGGGGACTTCTACGGATTCCCAAGCGTTCCGGCCCCGGAGGCTGCGCTCTGAAATGATGACGCGAGAACAAGCCGTTGCCGTGGCCCGAACATGGATCGGGACGCATTACGTCCTGGGCGGCCGCCTGAAAGGCGCCGGGGTGGACTGTGCGACGTTGATCGCCGAGTACCTGATTGAAATCGGCGCGTCCGAGCGGGAGCCTTTGTCGGTGTATTCTCATGACTGGTTTCATCACGCGACGGAGGAGCGTTACAAGTATGCTCTTCTGAAGCACGCCCGGCAGGTGGTCGAGACGATCTGCCGGGGGACGCCGGAAGCCCGGCCGGGCGACCTGATTCTGTTCAAGGTGGCGCGCAGCTGGATTTACAATCACGGCGCAATCGTGACGGCTTGGCCGCACGGAGTTCACGCTTTTGACCGCACCGTGGCCGAGGTCAACCTGGTGTTGCATGCGGCGCTGGCGCACACGGAAATGGTGATATTCACGCCTTGGAGCGATTGATGTTTGGCGGGAAAAACCAGGCAAGCACGCGGCCCACAGCCCTTGGAACGATGCTCCAGGCATCGACCTATGGGTTAACGATCCCGCAGATTTACGGGATGACGCGCTCGCCGTTCCTGGCCATCTGGGCGAACAACCTGCGGCAGGGAGGGAGCGGCAAGAAGGGCAAGGCGTCGAAAAAGGGCGGGCCGCCCGACTACGTCGAAGCGATTGATTTCCTGTTGGGCCATAACCCGATCATGGACATGCTTCAGATTTGGGCGAACTCGACGAAGTACGGGTTGGATTTCGTTGAGGTAGACTATGGCGGGTTTGCTCCTGCGTCCTACACGATTGCGGATGCCAATTTCGTGGCGTTGATCGCTGTGACGGCCAGGATTGCTGGTTACATCGCGTTCGACGACTACGGGGGGAGCCCCCATGTTTCTCCTGACGCTGATCTATGGGTGCCCATGTGGAACGAATTGCAGGCTGGCCCGGACCCCATGGATGGCATGGGGTACCGATGCTGGCCTTTCGTCTATCGCTGGCAGCCCAGCTACGGCAACACGTTCTACGTCGATCCGGCACTCTACGGAACCGCCATCGGTACGGGCCGGCTTAAGATTTATTATGCCCGCACGAATGCGGCGACCAGCTACCAGTTGCCCGCCGCGAAGCTGCGCCTTTCGTTTGAAAACATCCTGGGCTCGGGAGATGAATACGCGGGCTATTCCAGCGAGCAGATTCTATATCCCTGGTACGCGGGCGCCGGTTCCCCGAACATCGACCTCGGATCATCCGGCGCCATACCGTCAATCAAGGCAGAGATCCTCGGCAAGTGGGCAGTCTATCCCTCTGGCGACGGCGACTTCGTGGACATGATCGCGGACATCATAAAGTCTGGACAGAGCCAGGCGGCCATCGGCGGAGCGACCGGAGTCTCGCCGGTGCAGCGCGGCGTTAACTGCTACAACTTTCCGGGAGCCATCCAGAAAAAGTTGGTGTTGGACGGCCGTAATCTGGCCTCAAAGACCTACGCCTTCGATCAGCCCAACACTGCCGGAAACCTGCTCCTGCTCGTTGCCAACTGCTATGGGGGAGACGTGACCAGCGTCACGGACTCGCTGGGCAACACCGGATGGACTCTGGCGGCAAACGTTGCTCCCGCTGGAACGGACATCGGGTCGATGTCCGTCTGGTACTGTGAAAACTGCCTGCCTGGAGCGAACAGCGTGACCATAGACCCCCTGATCGGGGGAGGGAAGGGTGTTTCATGGACCGCGATATTGGAGATAGCCGGAGCGGACACATTCGATGCTGTGGCATCTGCCTCCGGCGTGCAGCCCACCGTTTCACTCACGACGACAAATGATCCGGGGAAAGTCTCGCTCATGTTTTCCGTCTCTCTTCAGGGGGACCCCTACGCCTATTCGCTCGCTGCCCTGGATACCTGGCCCTTGATCGTGAGCATCTTCGACCAGCAATACACCGCGGGGTGGCCCTGCCCTCTGGTGCAGCAGCGGACCGTGACGACGCCAGGAACTTATGCCATGCAGTGGCCAAGCGCGATGTCTGATGCGCATTCCATGCTCATCTTGATCGCGTTCAAGGCCACAGTTCCGCCGACCTACGCGAAGGCTCTGCCGGACATCATTGACCGCACGATGCTTGATCTGACTCGCCAACAATGCCGGGCCGGGGGCCTGTGGGGATCGCTCACCATGGATTCACAACAGGTGGCCCGCGACTGGGTCGATACGCTCTGCGCGGCGGCAAACTGCGCGCCGGTCTGGTCAGGGTTCAAGTTGAAACTTGTACCCCGCAGCGAAGTGTCGGCGGCAGGCAACGGAGGAATTTATTACTCGCCGACCGCATCGGGGCCCGTGGCGAACCTGAGCACGGAGAATGGAGATTTCATCGCCGCAAGCGGAGAGAGTCCCATCACCCTGGTGCGAGCGGCGCGCACCGACGTCAAGACGGTCCTGCAAATGCAGCACATCAACCGCAGCTCGGACTATGCGCAGATGACGACGGCAGAGCCGGACGCGGCCGGCATCGCCCTTTATGGCGTGCGCAAGGGTGATCCGATAGTGAATAATGCCGTGCAGGATGTCTCCGTGGCCCGAAGCCTGCTGCGCATCGCCGTGCGGAGGCAGGGGTATGTTGAGAATGTACTCTACAAGTTTACCCTGAACGCGCGCTGGCAACTGCTCGAAGCGATGGACCTGGTCACGATCAGCGATCCGCTTATGAGCATCAATCTGCTGCCGGTTCGGCTGATGAAGGCCGAGCAGAACGATCAGACGGAAATAGATTGCGAGGCCGAGCCTTTCGTCTATGGCATCAACGCGCCGCAGGCAATCACGGTTACGGCACCCAACCCTTATTCGCCTTCCACGGACGCCAGCGCCGGAAACGTCAATACGCCGGTCATCTTCGAGCCGGTCGCCCGCCTGTCGAGCAACCTCAACCAGATTTGGTTCGTCATCTCTTCACCAAGTGCCGAATACGGCGGCTGCCAGGTCTATGTTTCAACGGACGGAGGGGCATCCTACAATCTGCTTGGCGTCTGCCAAGGAAATGCCACGACGGGCGTTACAACGCTCGATTGGCCGGCTGCGGCCGATCCTGACACGACGAATGATCTGCCTGTCAATCTAACCGAATCACTTGGAGCACTCCTGACTTATGCCGTGAGCGATGAAGACAACTTCACCTACCCATGCTATGTCGAGGCCGGTTCGGCACTCACACCCTACGAGCTGATGACCTATGCAGCCTGGACGCTGACCAGCTCCTACAACTACACCCTGGCGGCCACTGGCGGAGGCACGAACAAACTGCGGCGTGCCGTCTTCGGTGCTCCCGGAGCGGCGGGCGTGGACCACCCTCCGGGTTCACGCTTCGCCTTCCTGGGCGCGCCCGAAGGAATCCTCAAAGTTGCGATGGACCCGAACTGGATCGGCAAGACCCTGTATTTCAAATTCCCCTCGTTCAATACGTTCGGGGGCGGAGTACAATCCCTGGGCGATGCCACGCCTTACTCCTACGCTCCGGTGGGCACCGGCAACTCCGCGAACTTGAATGCCCTGAGCTACACGCAGACGCCAGCTAGCGCTCTGACCAACCCCACGTCAACATCCATCGTGATGGCGGCCGTGGCGGAAGCTTTCCCGACCAATACCGCAAGCTATCAGGGGCGCAGCTTCGCGATCGGCGCGCCCGCCATTCCGACGACTTACTACATTACTGTGGCGGACGCCGGTTATGTAGGAGATGCAGGCAGTGTGAGCCCGCTGCCAAGTTACTGCGAAACCAGTCAGGCAAAAGTGGGGGTGACTGGATATATCTTCATCGGTGCAATTCAAGCCCTGCCTGGGGGTGGAGGGAGCAATGTCATCCCCGGAGGGTTCCCCATCCCATCAGGTTTTCTAGTAGAAGGTGCTTAGGTGACATGCTTCCAGCTTCGGTGGCGCAAAATATGTTGAACGCAACTGCGAGTGAGATTGAATTTCCTAGCCAAGTGTCGAGAGCTTGCACCCTCATGCGAGAGCTTGCGAAGTTCAAGCACCGTCTGTTCTGTAGTGGTCGCTCTGCGATGCGACTCTCCCCGCGACGGATGGGTAGGCCCAGCGTGCGATTCTCTTCCGCGAAGCACCATGTCTCTGGAGTTATCGGCTTGCGTTCCAACGTAGAGGTGCCGGTCATTGACACATGGCGGATTATCACAATGATGAAGAATATCTTTGCCATGTGGGATCTCGCCGTGCGCAAGAGAATAAGCGTACCGATGAGCCTTGATGGCCTTCTTCGCGTGAAGTTCGAAAATCCCATATCCGTTTTTGTCTGTGCAGCCTGCATAAATCCAGCATGGGCCGAGTTCAGGACAGTGTTGAGGGATTGTACCGTTCTTATTTACTTTTGCCCAAAAACGAGATTCGGGTGGTTTAGAATGGGGTGGCATGTCGGCTCCTCCTGTGAGTCGATGATGTCCTGGGCCGCACGGGGCGCTAGAACGTCCCTGCGGCCCATTCATTATACTACGGGAGGTGCGTGATGCCTTCCGTTTCCCCCACCATAAATCTTAACAGGATGACTCCGGCGGCTGAAAGTGGGCAGCGCAACGTCTCCTGGCAGGCTGACTCTGGCACACCGCGTAACGTCTCGGCCGAATTCCCCAACTGGGGCTCGGTCAATCCGCAGGCGGGCGCAACCTACACGATTGACATGACCTCGCGTGGGAACCTGGTCACGTTCTCGCATGGGCCCACGGTCGCCGTGACGCTGACGGCCGCCGCAACCTTGGGGGCGGAATTCCTCTGTGGCGTCGAGAACATCGGGGCCGGAACCGTCACCATCACGCCGGCCGCTGGAACCATTGACGGAGCGGCCACGCTGGTCCTGGCGGCCGCATCGAGCGCATTGATCTTCTCGGATGGCGCGAACTTCTTCACGGTGCGCGGGGGGGGAGGAGGCGGAGCGACGGGTCCGACCGGCCCGACTGGTCCCACCGGGCCGGAGGGCGCCACCGGCTCCGTGGGAGCTACCGGACCAACTGGCCCAACTGGCCCCACAGGCCCCACGGGACCCACGGGGCCGATTGGCGTTGGCATCGGCGCAACCTACATCCAATCCTGCGGCAGCACGGTTGGCGGCACGCAAAGCTGTGCTTTTGGTTCAAATAACCAGCTTGGCAACATACTGTTCATCATCATTTCATCCGGAAACACTGGTGGGTCAGCCGTCAATTTTCCAACCCCCACGGACTCGCAAGGGAACACGTACACATATCTCGGACACTACAACTCTGGCGTTGGCCCGCAGATCCAGGTCTGGGCCGTCTTCGGATGCAAAGCTGGGGCAAACACGGTCTATGGCCAGGCCGGTTCGGGAATCGGTTACGCGATCACGGCCGTCGAGTACAATGGCGCGATATCGCCCGCCGAACAATTCACTTCGGGCCTGGGAACCAACCCAATCGTGGCCGTGACGACCACCAACCCAAAAGATTTCCTTATCACCTTTGCGGCCATGAGCGCCGATGGGGACAGCTACACGATCACGTCCGGCTCGACGACGGATGGGTCCGCCAACTTCCGCATCCTGGGCGGGAGCACGGTTGCGGTTACGGAGCGCTCTGTCAGCGTAACCGGAACCTACAGTGAAACGATCACGCTGAACGCGGGCAACCCGAACACGCTGGTCAAGGTAGCCTGTTGGCTTTCGGCGGGCGTGCAGGGCTCGACGGGAGCAACCGGACCTACCGGACCCACCGGACCCACGGGACCGACCGGGGCGACGGGTCTTACCGGAGCGACCGGCGCCACCGGCTCCGCTGGGCCAACTGGTCCAACAGGGCCGACCGGACCTGCCGGAGCTACGGGCGCAACGGGGGTGGCGGGCGCGACGGGGGACACCGGAGCAACGGGTGCAGCGGGCACGGCTGGAGGCTTCGTTTGCCCAGACACCTATCCCGCCGTCGAGAACGCTGCCAACGACGAATTTGACGGGGCGGCGCTTGATACGGCGGGAACAAGATTTGCTGGTGCGACAGCTTGGGCCTGGCTAAACCAGCCCGCGGGGGCTACGGCCACACTCGTAAATGGATATCTGAAACTCTTCAACAATGTGGTCACTCCGAATTGGGCACCCTCGGTCATTGGCCAGGCACAGGCGGGCGCGGCATGGGAATATCAGGCGAAAGTAAGATGTTCTCCTATGCTGGGGGGAGCGGGACTTTACTATTTTGTGGGATTGATGGTCTACAACAGCGGCAACGGGCATCTGGTCACGTTCAACTTTTTGCACGGCGCTTCAACTGTGGTACATACTTTTCGAGGAGATTGTTGGTCATCGTTCACCACCGATGCCAGCCAGGTTGGTGCAAGCTTTCCGGCTGTGTTTCCGGCGCTGCCTTACAATGAGTGCCCATTTGTTTATCTTTCGATGACCCTGGCGTCGGGCACGTTGACCTTCAAATATTCATTCGACGGAGTAACCTGGTATACCTATCCGTCCACTGAGGCGGTCGCCACTTACCCAGGGGCCATCACCAGCGTGGGCCTGTTCGCGGCCGGACAGGGCGCCACTTACAACCTGACCGGTGTGATTGACTGGTTTCGGAGAATTTCTTAGGAGAGTGATATGGGGATTTGTTTGAATATGATCGTGAAAAATGAAGCTCCGCGGATCGCCCGCTGCCTGGAATCCGTCCGTCCACTCATCGACGGCTGGGTCATCTGCGACACGGGCTCGACGGATGGAACCCCGGCGCTCGTTGCAAAATTGCTGGCGGATCTGCCCGGTGCGCTTTACGAAGAGCCGTGGCAAGATTTCGAGACGAACAGAAATGAGGCGCTTGCACACGCGAAAGCGTTCGCCGGGCCGGATGACTACATTCTGTTTCAGGATGCGGACGACGTGCTGGTCAGCGCCGATCCGCAGCCGGTGTTCACGCGCGGTTCAGGAGCCGACTGCTACGAGATCGAGGAGCATGATCAGAACCTGCGATTTTGGAGGCCGTGCATCGTGCGTGCCAGCCTGCCGTGGCGCTGGGTGGGGAAGACCCACGAATGCCTCTGCTGTGATGCGGCGCGGCGGACTGAGCGGTTGCAGGGCATCTATCGCCAACGGGGAACCAAGACACCCGAGCAATGCCGCGCCAAGCTTGAGAGAGATCTGGCCATCCTGACGGAAGCTGTGCTCATCTCACCGTCAGACGGGCGCTCTCGGTTCTACCTGGCGCAGACCTACAAGGACCTGGGCCGGCGCGAAGAGGCACTGCATGATTACGAAGCGCGAATGCAGATGCCGGGGTGGGAAGAAGAAACTTGGTGGGCGCAATACGAGGCGGCGATTCTCCGCGAGTTGCTGCATCGTCCCGTCGAGGCGGTGCTCATGTCTTACCTCTCCTGCTATGAGCGGCGGCCGACCCGGGCGGAACCGCTGGTGCAGGCGGCCCGCTTCTGTCGCGTGGGCGGGATGCACCACGCGGCGCTGCTGTTCTCGCAGCAGGCCATCCAGATCAAGCAGCCGGATGACCGGCTGTTCGTGGATGAAAATGTTTACCAGTGGCGAGCGCTGGACGAGTTCTCCATCAACGCCTACTGGTCAGGACTCCATCAATTATCGGCGGAGACGTGCCGAACACTTTTGAAAGGGATTGCTCCGGAGAGTGAGCGTGGGCGAATCACCCAAAACCTGAAGTTTGCCGAGGACCGGCTGCGCGATCGGTTGCTCGTTATGGAGCGTGCTGGGGCCCCCACGTCGCCGAAATTGGGCCTTCCGGAATCTCCAAAGGGTGTTGCGCCGGGGGAGGTCCCCGCGACCGGAATTTAGGGCGTGGCGCGCCGCGCCTCACTTATCATACGAAGCGGTTGACATGCTAAAATCCACTGTTTCGAGGATAGAATGAGCACAGCATCCTTCGTTTTGAGATCGGAGCAATACATGGTGGACCATTCCGTACCTGGAAAGACAACGAGCCGGTTGAATGGAAGACTGTGGACGCTTGGCATGGGGCTGTTGATGTTCGGCCTCGGCATCTCAGCTTCCATGTTCTGGGATCGTATTGCGGTTGAGCACAGGACGACCTCGAACGAAACGGCCATATATGACCTGACTCAAATTGTAAGGCGAGTCGATGTGCGGATTGAGAAACTTGAAGCAGCGTTCCAAGGTTCCGGGGGAAGCCAGAGGCAGGTTGAAGTCAACACGCAGCGCCTAGATTCGCTCGAACAGAACGGTTCAGCGCTCGCGCAGCAAACGGCGAGGGCTGTGGCAACCTTGGAATTTACGAATGGTCGCTTGACGAAGCTAGAAAACACGACGGAAGCCATCGCGACGACTCAGTCCGCAATGGTCGCGAGCAATCACTCCCTGTTCGAGATGGCACAAGACGTGAAACGCCTTGATCTGCTGGCTCATTCCGCCGAGGGCCAGGTCAGCGAAAAAGAATTTCAGGCCGTCCGTCTCTCCCTAGAAATGCACGAGAAGGAAACGAATGATCGGTTGCTGAGCTTGGACAACAAGGTGAACCAGATCCTCACCATGATGGCATCTGACCGGGAGAAGAAACGCATCTCAATGGTGCAGTGAGGAGGTGATTCATGTGGCTGAAGAAATTCACTGATTCCATGGTTACCATTCTGCAAGGCAAGACCACGGCCTTCCTGATCTGCTTCTTCATCACTGGAAACATTCTCCAATGGGAGAAGCGATTGGATGCGACTTACCTGACGTTTTTCGGCCTGTTCATGGGATACGTCCTGGGCCACTCGATCAAGGACGACGTGCAGGCCGCTAAGATGACGGACAGCGGGCAACGGCCCGACCAGAGCGGCCAGCCACCCGCACAATAAACGTGCTCGTCCACCATGAAATCCAGCAAGAGGGGAAATTGCCATGCTGATCGAGATCAAGCGGTATGAGAAGAGCTCCGATGATAAGGCCACGATCGGCAACCTTTTCATTGATGCGAGTTGGGAATGTTTCTCGCTGGAAGACAAGGTACGTGAGGTAATGGCCCAGCCGGTAGAGACGTGGAAAATCCCTGGAGTGACGGCGATTCCCAGCGGAATCTTTCCGGTCGTGATCGACTTCTCCGCGAAGTTCCAACGCATGATGCTGCACATCCTGAACGTGCCAGACTTCACCGGCGTGCGCATCCACTCTGGCAATCGGGACACGGACACGGAGGGATGTGTGCTGGTCGGTCAAGTACACCCGGCTCACATGGATTTCATCGGCAGTTCGCGCTTGGCGCTCGATGCTCTGACGCGAAAGATTGAGCTGGTCTTGGGCTTGGAGCGGCGCATTGTGAATGCGGACGGCTTTGTGCTAGAGTATGACCAAGTCAGACCGCCGCAGGATGTGGCGATCTCGATCACGAATGAATTGACGGTTTGAGGCAAGCCATGAGCACCACGGGAAGTTTTCCTTCGACCCCCCCCGCCACCGGGCCTACCAACGAGCTGCAGGTTGTCGAGAAAAAGGTTAAGGCAGCCTGGGCGTTTGGCGCTTCGCATCTTGTGCTGATCGCCTGTTTGGCGGCCGCGCTGTTGGGTGCAATTTATCTCTGGGACAGTAAGGCCGCGGATCGGGCAGATGCCCGGGCCGCCCTGGCCCAGGCATTGTCGGCTCAGAAGGACAAAGACAACGCCGCGCTTCAGAAGACGAACGCCGACCAGCAAGCGCAGTTTGCCCGCCAGAACGCCGCCCTGCAAGGTGAGGTTTCATCGCTGGCTTCCGCCGTCGCGAAGCGCGACGCCACGTTCCAGACGCACGCTGCGGCGGTTCCGACGCTCGCGCCACCCGCCCTGGCCATCGAGTGGGGCAAGGCAGCCAGTGAACCGGCTCCCGTGGTGGACACATCGGGCAACGCCCTGGTGCCGCTTCCTTTGGCACAGAAGAGCGTGATCGCTCTCGAGCTGGTACCGGTGCTTCAACAGGATAAGCGAGATCTGCAAGCGTCACTCGACAAGGACGCGCAGGTGATCTCAAACGACGGAGCGGCGCTCGGCAAAGAACAGGCCGCCCATTTTTCCGACAAGGCTGCCTGCACGGCAGACAAGAACACCCTGAAAGCCGACCTAGACCAAGCGAAGGCAGACGCGCGCAAGGGAAAGATCCGTTGGTTCCTGTACGGAGTGGGCGCCGGCATCGGGGCCACCATCGCGTTCGTCCTGAGATGATTCGCTGCGCGTGCAAGCGTTGAAGAACGGAAGAAGGAGCCAAGAACCATGGTGATCGCCGTGATAAGTCATGAGCAATGGCGGCGTCTTCTCGCCCGACTCGACAGACTCGCCAATCTCGCACATGAAACTCTCGAAGTTAACAAGGCCATCCTGAAGGCTCTGACCGGGCCAAACAGAATTGCCATGATCCGTTTCGGTGGAGGAACAAGTAACATGCCCGTTAAACTTCCTGTTGGTACGACAAATGAAAAATTCTACCTGACGCTGATGGATGCGGCAGGAAATTACCTTTCAGCTCTGGACCCTGGAGAAGTCGTGGCCGTGGTTTCGGATGACCCGGCGACCGTCGATTTCACGATTGACACCTATTCGGTGCAAGACCCTGACCCCGGCGCTCCGCCCACCGTGACCAGTGGAAGCGTCATCGTGAAAAATCCTCCGGCCCAGCCGAATGTTCCGATCAACATTACGGCGACGTTCAGTTTGGCGGATGGTACGGTCGATGCCTCCGTCAGTGACACGGCCGAGATCACGAATGAGGGTGGCCGCAAGGCTGGTATCCTGTTTGGAACTGCCACGCCGCTAACGAGCAGCTCCGACAACGTGGCGATTGCTGGTGCAAAGGCTGCCATTGCTCCGACTGCTGCGCAGAAGGCTGCGGTCCAGAGTTAATCGAGTTTCCCTTACCGCGAAACGGCACGCGAGATCCAGCCGTGACGCTCCGGAGAGACGGGGACAAATCCTTGCAAGGAGGATTCACGCATGAACGCACCCTGGAGTTTCATCTGTCTGGTTCTCGCGTTCGTTTTTTTCGCCCTCGGGGCCTTCGCTTGGCCAGTGCCGTTTGAGACGTATCGGCTCAAGATCATCGCAGTTGGGCTCATGTTCTGGGTTCTCTCGGTGCTGGTGAAGGCTGGCTAACGGCCGCAAGCCCAAATATTGTGCCGGCCGCGGGAGTGCCCTAGCGCTTCTGCGGCCCTGCTCTCAATCCCACGATGAAGGAGAATCACATGAAAAAGACTCTTGCCACCCTCGTATTTCTGGTCCTTGCCTCGTTCATGGTTGTGCCCTGCGCAATGGCGCAGCAGCAAAAAGCGACGAAGCAGATGAGCTTGACCGTCACCGCTGCCCTGGCTATTGCGACCAATCCCACCCTGCCCCCCGGATACATCGGCCAACCGTACAGCATCCAATTCACGTCCACGGGCGGGGCGCCTCCGATCACCTGGTCTGTGGCCTCGGGCTCGACCCTTCCTGGCGGGCTCACACTTTCGACCACCGGGCTGCTTTCTGGAACGCTCACCACGGCTGGCACATTCACTTTTTCAGTCACCGCGACGGATTCAGGAACCGCGAGCGCCAGTCTGCAGATCAAGACGAGCAATGTGGTAGCCTCAAAATGAACCTGAAATTCCTCGGTGCGGCGCTGCTGTGCTGGGCCGTCTTGATGCAGGCGCAGCAGCAAACGGTGACGGCGCGCTTGACGCTCGCCGTCAATCACTGGGTGGAGCTGCACTGGACGGCTTCAACCTCGCCGGGGATCGTCGGCTACAAGATATATCGAAGCAAGACTTCGGGGGGCCCATACCTGCTGGCGAACGGCACGATCATCAAGGGGTTGGGATTCAACGACGGGGCTGTGCTTGCGGGCGAGAAATGGTGCTATGCGGTTGTCGCCATCGCATCCGATGGAATGACCGTGAGCGACCACTCGAACGAGGCTTGCGCAACGCTTCCAACCAGCACGAGCGGAGCAGCCTCGTATTAACTGATAAGACATATCGAAACACTGGGTTTTCCTCAATTCCTTCCATACAATAGTCCGCCTAGAAACACAGTTTCCTGGTAAACGACTGATTCCACACGAAATTGAGCTGTGCGAAACGCGCAGAATTCTCTTGATGGCGTGTTATTTCGTGGTATGCTTATAGTGTAAGTGGACGCTGAAATGAAGAGCCAAGCACAAAGCGACGGGGGAAGGAAGCAGGCGGCCCTGGCATCCACTTATACGGTTGTGCCGCGTGGTCAATTGGCGGAACGAAATCCAATGGGGCGCATGGACGTACAGTCGCGAAAGCCCAACGGAAACGATGCCAAGGGTAGCAGCTCCGCGGTACGGCAAGGCGCGAACTAAGGTAGCGCCGGGAACTGATGGCAGGGTAATCCAGCCTGCTCGGGTCTTCCATCATGCGCGGGAATTAAATGGACCGGCTCCTATAGCCTCCGGACACAGGAATCGCCTGTGAGCCGAAACCTCCTGCAACTGATAAGAGCCCTTCGGGGACGAAGGTTGCAGGAGCGCAAGGTCAAGAGGATTCAAAGCAGATCAGAACCGATGCGAGTCATCGGCTGTGATCTGATTTCAAATCTCAAGGAGGAAGTGATGAGCAAAAATAGAACCGAGGAAGAGGCCACTAACGCAGGATACGACAAGCTGGCCACGGGATGGATCGGCGATCGCAGGCTCATGGACGTGATCTTTCCCAAGGAAACGAAACCGACCCGCACGCCGTTGCAGATCCTCGAGGCGATGCGGCAGATTGCGAATCCGGGCGAGTACGGGCTCGGGACCGAAGCGGAATCGATTCCGCATGACGAGAAGAAAGCCTGGGAGAAGATCGCTGAGCTGATTGAAGAGCTGAGCGACCGGCTCATCGAGCAAGAGGTCGACAAGGTGAAATTCTGAAGTTGAGGTACCGCCGAGGCCCTCACGTTCTCGCTCGACGAGCGGAGGGCCGCCACGGGATTTCAAAAAGGAAAGGGGAAAATAATGTGCTCAAACAGGAAAGCGTACAACCGAAAGCATCTCACGCGGCGGCTGGCGAAGGAAGTTGTTCGCCTCGACGACGCCGCACGCATGGTTCAGCGCACCGTGTCGAAGCTCGAGCAACACATGCCGAGGGAGGAAGCCTTTCTCGCCTCGGGCTTAGAGCTCAGCATGGTGGCCCTCTTCAATCATCTCCGCAACCTGAAAATGGCAGCCTTGCTCATCGGACGGTAGAAGGTTTCAAGCCCACCCTGCAGGATGAGGGTGGGGTGGATTACGAAATGGTTCGTGTGTCCTGGCGGGATTCCGATGATGACCCCTGGCGGTGCATCACGGATTTCGCTATTAAGTCGGCGGGGGAGTTGCGGTCGTTAATGGCCGCCGCGCTCGCTGCCGGCCAACTCAAACACAAGTTCTACAGACTCGATCCGGGGCAACCGCTTCCGCGATGGACGGCCAGCCACGGACGAGAGAATGATGAGGGAGAGACTAACATGTCGAAACTAGCGCAAACCATCACTGCTGGAGTTAAGCCCCTGAAGCATTCCAAGGGCGACGTCAAAAAGGCTGCAAAGAAAGCTGCCGCGAACGTGAAACCTGTTGCCGATCTCAAACCCAATTCGGGCGACGAAGTGAAGACGAAGGCCGCTGCAAAGGCCGCCGAGCGCAAGGCCAAGAAGGAAGAGTCGCAAGTCAAGAAAGCTGCCGCGAAAGAAGCCAAGGCAAAGGTCAAGGCTGAGAAGAAAGTTAAGAAAGCCGAAGCCCGGGCCGCCGCGAAAGAGTCGAAGGCGAAGGCAAAGGCCGAGCGCAAAGCGAAGCACGCCAATCAATGGTTCATCGTTCAAGAGGATGTCAGCAACAAGACCGCGAAAGGTCCGTTCGAGTCCATCTCCAAAGCCACGGCTTCGATTGGCACCATGGGCGACGATATTCATCCGGGACGCGAGCACGATGGGATCTATCGCCGGATCAAAGGTCAACGTCGCCGCGATGTGAAGAAGGACGAAAAACCCAAGGTCATCGCGACCCACATTATCTGCGACGCTGCCACGATGGCGAAGCAGGGCTACACCGTGCCGGTCGTCAAAGTGGTTTCGGTCGGCGAGGCGCCCGCGCCTCTGCGTCGGCGCAATTAGAAAGGAGTCCAGCGGTGCTACGGCCCAGGACACGATGGTCCTGGGCCGAGTGGACGGTTGGAATCTGAGAAAGGTGGAACATAAGATGAATCCTGACATGAACGCAGGCAGTCTCACGCTGGACCTGGACGCAGATGAGACGGAAGGCATTTTGGGATGCTTCAATGTGATTTTATGCGAGGCGTTCGGCATCGAGATCGGCCGCGCCCGAAACTCTAAAGGGGGAGGGGACCATGTTTAATGCGGATCATGAGCGGATAGTGGTGTTGGCTGGCGCACAGTATCTCGGGACGGTGGAAGGCATGGTTTGGTTCAACGCCATCGGGCCGGATCCAAGCACGCTCGTCGTTCAGGAAGATGAGCTGTCTGCAGAGATGGTGAAGTTGCGACTGGCAGAAAACAAGCAAGCCTTCGCGTAGGCCGCTGCCGGAGCGCGATCTCCGGCAAACAGGAAATCTGCCCAGGCGCTCGGCGCTGGCAAGGGCAGGGAATCAAATAAGGAGGAATCCAATATGAAAATATTTATTTCGATTATGGTTCTGCTTTTGATGTCGCTCGGTTTTGCCACAGTGGCATTCGGAAAGGATTCCACTAGACCGATAAACGCAACTCCTTCTGAAACGTGGAAAGCAGAAAAAACACTTGTACAAATCAACTACGCTGTTGACTTACTGGATGAACAACACATGACTGCAAAATTCCACGGAAATGGAATCAGCCTTGAAACCATCATCATGCCGGAAGGAACCGGCAGCAGAGTAACCGTGAAAGTCACTGGTGGCAAACGGGATCTCTACCTAGCGCCACTAATGAAAAGAGCAAGCACCAACCAATTCTTCGTTCTGCTCGAAAGAGCCATTAATGCAAACGGTAATCAAATTATAGTTCACAGAAAGTAATCAGCGGCTGCCGCCCGCCTCGGCAGGACCGAGGCGGGCAGAAAGGGAGGAAACTCAAATGGACGTGATTAACTTCTTGGCAAGCGGGACCATCTTCTTTTTGTGTGTGGTGCTCGCAATCTTCTTTATGGTGCGCGTCGTCAAGATGGCTTCACGCACCGTGAACCGCGAGCAGGCAGCGAAGGCCGCCCGGCCTCCGGTGCCTTTCGTGCATCGCTGCACAGGCGCGCGATTCTGCGTCGTATGTGGCTATCCGATGGGCAAGCAATACTAGCATGCCGCGCCGTGGCGGAATCCACGGCAAACAGGGAAAGGCGCTCAGGCCCGGACGGGCTGGCGAGAGCGCAGACTTCAACTTGAGGGGGGGAAACTACCATGGAATTCAAACAGCAATTCCGGGCGGCTCGCAAGGCGGCGACTCCGCTCGTCGCGGTGCGAACGGCTGACCCGTGGTCGGCCATCAACGAAATCAAAGACTCTCTGAACGGCAAGGCCGATCAAACGCCTATCCTGATTTGGGATTTGATGCGCGGACTCCAGGGAATGACGCGGCCGGGAAGCGAGGTTGCCGCGAACATCATGGGCGGGGGAGATCCACTGGAAGTCTCCACTCGACCTACAGACTTTCTCATGCTGCTGCCCAAGATTCGCGAGGGGGATGCAATTATCGTCATGGTGAACGCACATCTGTTCTGGTCGAACGAAGGGGTGAGGCAAGGCATCTGGAACCTGCGCGAGCCGTTCAAGGTTAACGGACAGATGCTGGTCATGACGACGACGGCGGGGGCGGTTCTTCCGCCGGAGCTGTCCGAGGATGTGCTGGTCATTGATGAGCCGTTGCCGACTTCGGAAGAGCTGCTCGTCATTCTGCGGAACATCGTGCAGGCGGCGGGCTGCGAGACCTTGACAGTGGAGCAAGAAGCGGCCGCGATCGACGCGGTTGCGGGCTTGGCTGCTTTTCCGGCAGAGCAGGCGATGGCCATGTCCGCCTCGAAGCGCGGCATCGACGTGGAGGGCTTGTGGGAACGCAAGCGCCAGCAGATCGAGCAGCAGGCCGGGATGACGGTTTCACGGGGCTCGACTCCTGAGCCGGTCGGCTTGGAGAACGTTCGCGCCTTTCTCAAGCAGGTGCTGGCGGGACGGAAAAAGTACCGCTGCATCCTCTTCATCGATGAGATCGAGAAGGCGTTCGCCGGGACCGGGACAGACCTCTCCGGCGTGAAGACGGGAATGACCGGAACGTGGCTGAGTTGGACGACGGAGCGGGAGTCGGACGGCATCCTCTGCATCGGCGTTCCGGGAGGGGGAAAGACGCTGCTCGCCAAGTGGGCCGGCAGCGTGGCGGGAATCCCCACCATCATGTTCGACCTGGCCGGGATGCAGTCCGGTATCATCGGCTCGACGGAAGAGCGGCTTCGCACCGCGCTGAAAACCGTTGATGCCATCTCCCAGGGAAACACGCTGGTCATCGGCACCTGCAACGCCATCGGGCAGATGCCTCCTGAAATCCTGAGCCGGTTCACGCTCGGGACGTTCTTCTTTGACCTGATGGGAGCGGATGAGCGGGAAGCCTGCTGGAAATTCTACGGCAAGAAGTATTCGCTCTCGACAGACGATCCGATTCCAGCCGATGACGGTTGGACGGGCCGGGAAATCAAGGAGTGCTCGAAGCTCGCCGACCAGCTCCAAGTACCGTTGCGGGAAGCAGCGAAGTTCATCGTGCCGGTCTGCCGAGCGGCGGCAGACAAGGTTCGTTCACTCCGGCAGCTCGCGACGGGAAAATACGTCTCGGCCTCGCAGCCGGGAGTCTATCGCTGGGAAGAGCAGGCTGAATCAAGTGGGGGCGGAAAACGCCGCCTACAGGTTGACGAAGGCCCAATTACCTTCCAGAAGAAAGGGGGGAAAGCATGAACCGAACAGAGTACGGGGTTGCTCGGACGTCTTGCGCGTGTCCGTCCTGCGCGCGTTTCTGTGAGTTCATGCCGGGGTATCTGGTCCCGGCAGACCTGGGCCGGATGATTCCGCTCGAATGCAATCGTTGCCATCGTGTGATGCGGGGAACGACGGCATGTGACGGCGCGTGTGAGTGTGGCGGGCTCATCCACGTTTGCGATCCGCGCACCTGGGCGGAGTCAAACCTCCTGGCTTCGCCGGGCGCGCTGGTATTGCAGGGCGGGAAACCTTTCCGGATTCACACGCTGGTTCCTGCTCGGCAGGAGAGCGGCGCCTGCATTCACTTCACGGGGGAGCGGCAGTGCTCGATTCATCCAGTGGCCCCATTCGGATGCGCTTTCTTCGGCTGTGAGGAATACAACAGCCTCCGGGAGCAGGCGAACCACTCGGCGCTTGAGGATGTCTATCGGGCGCAACTCGACAGCTCATCGCTATATTATAGGATTTGGATATATCTCTGGCAGTTGGGCAAGCGCACGCCCGCACCGGAAGTCGCGCGGGAGCTTATGAGGAAAGTGGATGAACCGATCGAGCCGGATTTTTAGAAAGGGGGCAACGGTGAGCCATCCCGCCAGTCCAATATAACGGACTGGCGGGACGTAACCCGCAATTCCTAATAGGAATCCTAACAGGAAACCTACCAGGAAAAAGCACGGCGGCAAGCCCGTGCGGGTGGAAGGGAAGGGTATTAATTTGCCTTGTGACACGATAATTACTGCGGAGATGGCCTGGGCCAGCACAACGAGTCCCACGATCCTGGTGGAATCGTTGCAGGCGGCCGGCTATCTCGCGCAGCAAAACGGCAACATCATCAACTTCTCAAAGGGCAGAGTCTCGGGATACTTCAACACCGAAACCTGCCAGATGAGAATCCGAAACGCGGAGGGCGGGACCGAAGGCCAGATGAAGGTGGCCTACTCGAAGCTGGTGGTCGAGTCCCAGGGAAAGCGCTTCGGCTGGAAATTCGATTGGAAAACCAACGCCGCTGGCAATGCAGTGGCTACCGTCAGACGGAGGGCTTCATGAACGCAGACACGATGACCATTGAGATTCTACCGGACGGCACCATCAAGACGACGACCGATCCGGTTTCGCCGGCGAACCACGATTCCGCCGAGAGATTCATCAAGGCGATGTCGGTCCTGGCGGGCGGCGAGACGACGCGGGTCGCACGGACGGACCCTGCGGCGATGGCGCGAACCAAACATCATGGCCACGATCATGCTCACGATCACGGGCACGACGTGCTGAAGGCGGGCCATTAGGCCAAAGGGGAAATAACATGGCGACGGCAACGGCAACGGCAACGAAGAACGGAACGGCCATCGGGAGCATTTCCGACAAGGCCGTTTTCCTGTCAATCCACTTTTCGCGGTTCTACAATATCCGGAAGGTTGAAACCTCGCAGGTGGAAGTGGACGCCGACAAACGGCGGATCGGAGTTACGAAAAAGCTTCTCGAGTCGAAGACCTTGCAAGAGATTCAACGGCTGGATTACGAAGCCATGCGTTACATCGAAAGCCGCTGTCTGCCTTTCGAGAAAGGCATCCATGCCCTGCCGAACGGGCTCATTGAGGAAGTGGATGACTCGCTCCGGGAGCGGGATGCCGACCGCAATAGGCTGGTCGACCAGTTCGTGGCGGAGTACGATGACCTCTTGAACGAGGCGCGGCGGCCGCTGGGCGCCTTATTCGATGCCGGGGATTATCCCACGGCCGAGGAAACCCGAGCTTATTTCGGCATGCGGTGGAATTACCTGAGCCTTTCGACGCCGGGATCGTTGAAAGAGCTTTCGCCAAAACTATTCCAGGAAGAGCGGCGGAAGATCGGGGAGAAGATGCAGGAGTCCTACGAAGAATGGCGGACGATCCTGCGCGTGGCCATGGCCGACCTCGTGAAGCGGCTGAGGGAATCCCTCCAGCCTGGGCCGGATGGCAAGACCCGAAAGCTGACGGATAGCTCGGTCAATCGGTTGCAGGATTTCCTTCAAACCTTCAGCTTCCGGAACGTCACGAATGATGAGGAGTTGGAGAAGGTCTGCGAAGAACTCAAGGTGGCCATGACAGGCGTTACGGTGGAACAACTGCGGGAATCTGAACGGCTGAAAGAAAAGATGGGAAAGAGCATCGCGGAGGCGGCTGCCACATTAGACGTGATGACCCAGGGGATTCGGAAGTTGCGGAGTGAGGAGGAGTAAGATGTCGTCGCAACAATTCATCGTGGGCAGCCAGACGGTTTCACTTTCCAACACCGGAGGTTTTTCTTGCACCTGTGTGCTGTACAAGCGGGCCGGGAAGTGCGGGCACATCATTCTCGTGCAGCGAAAACTTACAGACGAGAAGAGTTCACGTTTCGTCTGGGTCGAGCCCGTGAAGCCACGGCAGCCGATTGAAATTCAGAAGCGGGCTCCGCCAGGCGCGCCCGCGCAGCTTGGAGAATTCGGAAAGCGAAAACTTCGGAAGGATTAACGAGAGGGGAGTGGGCTTCTGCCTGCTCCCCTCTTTTTTTGTCTTCAAACCAAAGCGGCCATCCGGGGACGGGCCGGACGGCCGCTCGAAAGGGGGAAACATTCAACGAATCCAGTGATAACAGATTCCTTGGTCCGCTGCAAGTAAAATATCACTTGCCTATTTCATGATTTATCGTGTCTAATCGTGTTAGGAGGAATCTTATGGCAGGACGACCAAGGAAATTCCGGGAAGGATCGATGGGAAGCTACCACCTCCGCTTGCCATTAAGTCTCATCGAGTCATTAAGGGCGATCGCGCGAGCGGAGGAACGCGACCTGCAAGACGTGGTGCGCCGCGCTCTTAGACAATATGCTGAACACAAAACGAAGAATTAGATGCGGGCGGAAGGCTGAACTTCAATCGGAGTGACAGCGCCGGCAGTCTCGCACAAGGGGGATCACATGGCGAAGAAAGAGACGAAAGACGATGCCCTGGGCAAACAGACGAGGACGTCGGAAGAGGTCGCGCCGGGGCGATTGCAAGAAGAAGCCCGGGCGGACATCGAGAGCTCCATCATCGTGGCGCGAAAGTTCCCGCGGAATGAAAGCGCCGCCTATCAGGCGCTCCTTCACGCCTGCCAGCGGACCAGCTTTGCCGAGCAGGCGATGTATTCCTTCCCACGTTTCGATTCGGACGAAGGCCGGAACGTGGACATAACGGGGCCAAGCGTCAAGCTGGCCCGCGAAGCGGCGCGAGTGTGGGGAAACATGCGTTGGGGATTCGCGGTCATTGCGGACGGAGAGGACACGCGAACCATCGAGGGCTGGGCCTATGATTTGCAAACCAACACGCGGCCGAGCCAGCAGGACACATTCACGAAGATCGGCTACACGCGGGCGGCGGGCTACAAACCGCTGAACGAGCGCGGGCTTCGGGAAACGACTTCCCGGCGCGCTGCGTTTCTGATCCGCAACTCGCTGCTCCAGCTCATGCCGGCTGACTTCATCGACGACGCCATGCTGGAAGTGGAGAAGACGTTGGCGACGGAGGCCAAGAAAGACCCGGACATGGAGAAGAAGAAGATCATCGCGGCGTTCGACAGCATCGGCGTGAAGGTGGCCGACCTGGAGGACTATCTCAAGCATTCCATCGACACGGCTTCGCCCGCCGAGATCAAGAAGCTGCGCGGCATGTACAAGTCGATCGACGACGGCAATTCAACCTGGGCCGAATACAGCGGCAAGGGGGAAGCTCCGGCGCCGAAGGAGAAAGAGAAGAAGGGTGCGCCAGCATCCTCGACCAACGTTACGGGAGAAGTTCAGGGCGCCAGTCAGCCAGCCGGGGGCAACGGCAAGGGCAGGATCACGGATGCCGACAAGGGGTTGGTCTGGCAGATCGCCCGAAAGAAACTATGGGCGGTCAAGTCGGGAAGTCCGGACGATCCGTTGCACCAATACTTGAAGAAGAAGCACGGCATCGACTCGGTGACGGAAATTCGCGAGCCCGATCTCAAGGCCGTCTTGAACGCGCTGGCCGAAGGGCCGGACAAGCACGGGTTCAAACCCGTCATCGTCTGAGCACATCGAGCGGTCGGGCGGCTTCGGACGGAGGCCGCCCGCCGCGATCCTTGGGCTGAAGAGCGAAGGGGGAAACATGGCACGGCCCGAAAACGGATACTGGCGCGACGGGGTTCATATCGTCTCGAACACCGAGGCGTTATCAGCAACGCGAGTGCGGCGCTGGAGCGGAAACAAGACGACCTGGGACCGGCGCGCACGGATCGGGAGCGCCGTTCATATCGCCGCTGCCATTCTGGATTGCAACAATAAAACATGGGATGACGCACCGCGGGAATGGATCGAACCCTATGATGCGGTGAGCCCGGAAGTGCGGGGCTTCTGCCTTGCCTGGGAGCGGTGCAAGCGCGAGGAGCAGATTGTCGTTAAGTTGGTCGAACACAGCTTGTTCGCCAAGGTGGACCTATCAGACTTCGCGACCACGGTGGATCGCGTCGGCTTGCGCCGTGGCGAGCCCGCCATCATCGAACTGAAAACCCCGAAAGCGGCCGAACCCTACTGGGGCATCCAGCTTGCCGGGCAGGAGTTGGCCGTCATTGCTAACCTCGGGCCGCCGACCGCTCGCCCGTTCCGCTATCAACGGTGGGCCGCTCAGCTCTTCGCCACCGGCAAGTACAAGTTGATTCCGTATTCCGACCCGCAAGATTTCGTGATCTTCCGGCAGAGCCTGAACATCGCGATTTGGAATGCGAATAATTATGGCAATTAACCCGAAAGAGCGCTTCTGGAGAAAGGTTGACAAGCACGGTCCGAAGCCTACCAGCGGCGCAGACGGCTGGTGTCTATGAAGAGTGAAAGGGGGAAGTGATGGCAATAGATGAATTGCCCAACTCGTTCAAGCAATATTTCAATAATGCGCAGCTCGACGTGATCTCGCAACTGACGAACGATGAGCGGCGCGCCTTCGGCTTCACGGGGGCGGATGGCTATGCGGCCCGCATGAAGAGAGATCAGGCGGAGAAAGCGATTGGGTTGGCACGACAAAGGCTGAACGGACGACAAAGGCAGGCAGAACTTCAAATTCAAACCGAGGGAGAAACCACTGTGGCAAACGCAAACCAAGAAGAAACGACGAAGATGGCCATCGTTCCTGCGGGGCAGGAGCCGCTTCTCATTTCGACGGCGGATCTGGCCGAGCTGGCCGGGGCCATCACCAAGTCCATCGGAATGCCCTTGCACATCATGATCGACGAGGCAATCGAGAAAGCCATCGACTACCAGAACGTGACGGATGGGCCGAGTTACATCACTGCTTGCGAGCATCGCAAGAAGTTGCGCAGCCTGATCGCGACGAAGGGAGATCTGAACGATGCCGGCCGGATGCGGGTTCGCGTCACGATGGCCGTCATGGACGCGGCGGGCCAGAAGATCGCCATCGCTACGGAAACCACCATCGGGAGCCGCTCGGTGGAAGACCTCTATGGCCCGCTCTCGACGATGCTCGACAAGCTGCACAAGGCGACGACCCAGGGGCGCAGCTTGGTGAGCGATCAGATCGAAGCGGCCCGGAAGCTCCTGGAAAGAGCCGCGCTGGCCTGGGAAGATGAGCAGGATCGCCAGAAGAAAGAGTTGGAGCGGCTGGAAGCTCTCAAACAGGCGCAGTGCGTTCGGACGGACGCGGCCAAGCATTGGATTGAGCAGCTCGTCGGCCACGGCTATTCGCTCGGCGCTTGCCAGGCGCTGCTCGATCACCCGCTCGACGAAGTGACGGAGCAGGAAGTCAAGACGTTGGAGAGCTTGCTGCGGGACAAGCTGGTGGAGGAAGAAACTGCGAAGCAGAAAAGGGAGTTGGATGAGGCCATCGAGACCGCGAAGGGGCTGGACATGCCCGAAGTCGTCGCGGAGCTGGAGACTCAGGCGAACGCTCCGGTTGTCGTGGCTGCTCCGCCACAGCCGCCTCCCCTACGGCCCGTCTTTTCCACCGTGGCGCAAAGTCAAGCTCCGAAACCCAAGGGGCAGGGACGAGCCACGCACTACACCATCCAGATCAATTGTCCCGATCTGATTCCGGCCAAAGAACTGTTGCCGCCCGACGATAAACTGTACGACCCCGAGGCTTACGTCCGGCTGCGGGCGCGCGCCCGGGCGGAAGGCATGAGTTTGAAGGTTCCGGGCATCACGGTCATTCCGGAATCCAAACTCACACAACGGTAAGAGAGGCGATTGATGGCGATCATCCGGTTGCAACAATGGGAAGTGAAACTCAGAGGGGGCGCGCGGCGCCTCCTCTATGCGGGCGAAGGGGAGGATCTGGGCTTGCTCGACATCGAGTTGCGCAACACGGTATCCATTCACCGCACGAAAGTCATGGGCCTGGGCGGTGACGAGGAATGCCTCTATGATGGCAAGCCCTCCTCGTCTCGCAAAGGCTCTGCCGTCACGCCGCAGCTTGTGGCGGTGCGACGAGGATGAAGGGGGAGATGATGGGCGGCAACGGCAACCTGCGTAAGCTCAGCGGAACATTTGCGTTCATGGGAGAGGTGATGACCTGCCTCCTGTGCGGGAAGATTCAGAAGAGCGTCGCCGGCGTCAAGAGCGACTGGCGCGCCGCGGTGACAGGGACGGGCAGAACCTTCTATGCCTTCCCTGCGGAGTTCCCCGTGGAAGCTGGGTTGTCGGACGAATTCGGGGCCGCCTACGGGAAGTTCCTGGCGAAAGTGATCATGATGCTGAGAGAGGAGCTCTGAAATGGCAAACCTACAACAGTATCCGCAGATGCACTATTACGTCGTCGAGAAGCTGGCCGAGAACCCCGGCTCATTTCTCCGGTCGTTTCTTGCCTGCTGCCAGTGCGCCGACATGCAGAATTTCGAGATTGTGAAGCCGGCGCTCACGGTGTTGATGGCGAAGTATCCGGTGCGAGAGAAAGGAGGGCGCGCTGATGAAAGCCTACCTGGGGGATAGCGTGTATGTGGATGTGGATGCGCCAGGGCTCAGACTCACCACGGAGAACGGCGAAGAGGACAATCCAAGCAACACGATCTTCCTTGAGGCTGAAGTCTTCACGGCCCTGGTGCGCTACGTGATGGAGCAGCCCGAGTTGAACGAATGGCGGAAGCAAGCCGTGGGGGAGGTCTTGAGCCGTGTTACATACTAAGGAACTTTACGTTAGGCAGAAAGCGGCCCTGGCTGAAGCGGCCGGCAAGAGCGCAGCCTTCCGCCTGTGGGTGCAGTTCGCGGCGGGCCCGGGATTCATCGAGATCCTCTGCGATTGCTGCTATTACACGGTGATCGAGATATACCGGAACGTTCCGCTGGAGCGACCGCTGATCGATGTGTTGCGCGACCACAAATGCCGAAAGTGAAGATGGCAAAAAAGGGCTGGACTTGCCTTCGGAGTCGGGATATAAGGTTTGGGCGCGTCCAAGGTCGCCAGGCCAAAAGGCGTGCCCAGGGGGACCAAAGCCGGGGGCCAATCACCCCGGCTCCCCTACCCTGATTGGAGGGACGGACGGATGAAACTGTCTGATTACATGAAAGCTGTCGGCAAACCATTTTCATATTATCCAGAAATTGCCAAAGCCCTTGGTTCTGTGAAGGCCACAGTCCTGCTTTGCGCGCTAGTCTGGAAGGATCGAGATTTTCAGGATGGTGTTATCCAGAAGACAGAAAAAGTAATCCAGGAAGAAACGGGGCTCGGCCTGAAAGAAGTTAAGTCCGCGAAGAAGCGGCTCTCCGAGCTTGGGATTCTAAAGACGGTTCATCATCGCCTGGAACACGTTACGGACATGATCGTTGACCTCGACAAACTGGATGAGATTCTAACGGCTTCTCCCGAAGTGCCGGATCGGTACTTCGGGAGAGTCCGAAACGGTACTTCGGGAGAGTCCGAATCGGCACCTCGATCTATTTCTTTAGAATTAAGTAAGAGAATAGAAGAGAGAATAGAACCTGTGCTGCCTCTGGAAGAGTCGAAGGTGATTCCAATACAAAGACAGCTTTCTGACCTTGCCATAAGACAATTTGAGGGGAAGTTTGGGACAAAGCCGACCTGGACAGGGGCAGATTACACGCAACTTGCGCGGCTTCTTAAGGTTCGGCCGGCGACCACGGCGAACGAGTTCGAGTCTCGGTATCGCAACTTTCTTGAGAGCGGCAGTCACTTTCATCAGGAGCAGGGGGGAGCATTAAAGTTTTTCGTTACTCATTACGACGTGTTCATCAACGCGATCAAGGGGGCAGGGAATGGATTCAAAAACAAAGCCGTCGAAGCAGCCGAGCATAACGCCAAAGTGTTCAAAGCTGCAAGTGAACGCCATCAACAAATGGCTGGCGATCTTCTCGCAGAACTGCCACAACCAAGCGATCGGAGGGATGCTTCCTGAAATTTGGCTGCGCATCCTGGGCTGCGGCCTGAACACAGAACAATTCGAGCGAGCCTGCGAGGGCCACCTGCAACGAAGCCGTTTTTTCCCAACCGTGGCCGACATCCTGGAAGTCGCCGAAGAACAGAGAAACGAGCCGAAGCTCTGCACGACCCCCACCGCGCAGAAACTTTTTGCTCGCTACAAAAAGCAGAACGCCGAGGAAGAAGCTCGGCGCGCCGGGAAGGACGGCCCGGTTCAAGATGCCATCGGCAACGGCAAGCGATAGAAACGTGCCACACAACCTGGAAGCGGAGCGGGCGCTGCTCGGGTCCATTTTATTGGACTCCGAAGCCCTTGACCTGATCCTGCAGGAAGGGATCTCGCCCGCGGAGCTGTACTCGGGAGCGCACCAGTTGATCCTGCAACGGATGCTGGACCTGGGCGAGCACCATGTCATCATCGACCTGGTGACGCTTTCGGAAGAGTTGAACCGAGATGGCGTTCTCGAAAAAGCCGGGGGCGGCGCTTACATCGCCGCGCTGACCGATGGCGTGCCGATTGGGACGCAAGCGGCCGTCAAAGAGTATTGCCACATCGTTCAAGAAAAGGCCACGATCCGCAAGGCCATCACCGCCGCCAACAACGTCATCGCCCGGGCCTTGGAGGGCGCCGACGACGCCAAGACCATCGTCGAGCTGGGCCAGACTCAATTCTTTGATCTGGCCGACGAGCGCACTCTGCGCGGATTCGTTTCGGTTCGGGAAGCGATGCAGCGCAGCCTCGGAACCATCGACACCCTGTTCGAGCGCGGAATGGGAGGGGGGGTTGAAACCGGCTTCGTTGATCTCGACAGCTTGACCGGGGGATTCCAGCCGGGACAATTCATCGTCGTGGCTGCGCGCCCTTCGATGGGCAAGACGGCCTTCGCGTTGAACACGGCCGCCCATTTGACCGTGCAGAAGAAAAAGGCGGCAGGAATCTTCTCGCTGGAAATGTGCGAGGCGGAACTCATCATGCGGCTGCTCTGCTCCGAGGCTCGAGTTGACACGCACAAGCTGCGCACCGGCTTCGCCTCGCGAGAGGATTGGGGGCGCATGACGGCAGCTTTGGGGCGGCTGGCCGAGGCGAGGCTTTACATCGACGACTCGCCGGCGCTCACCGTGGGCGAGATCCGGGCCAAGGCGCGCCGACTGGTCGCGGAACACGCGGTGGATTTGATCATCGTGGATTACCTTCAGCTCGTGAAGGGCGAGGGAGACAGCCGGGAGCAGCAGGTCAGCTTCGTCTCGCGGAGCCTGCTGGCCCTTGCCAAGGAATTGAAAGTCCCGGTCCTGGCGCTGTCCCAGATGAGCCGTCTGATCGAGCAGCGAACAGGGGGCAGGCCGCAACTGTCCGACCTGCGGGAATCGGGCTCGATCGAGCAGGACGCCCATGTCGTGATCTTCATCTTTCGCGTTCCACGCCGAGCGGATGCGGAAGACGGCGAAGGAGCGGAGGGGGATGTCATGGGCTTGCTGCTCGCCAAGCAGCGCAACGGGCCGACCGGGGAGCTGTCGCTCGTGTTCTTGAGGCCCTACGTCAAGTTCGAGAACAAGGCGGTGCAGGGATTCGATTACGATGCGAAGGCCGCGGCTGCCGGGCCTGATCGTTAGAAGGCGGCCGGACCTGAGGAGGAAATCATGCTCGCGATGAACACGCAACTCAGTGTGAGGTTGGGAAAGGTCCGGCTCAAGACGGATTCCGAGGGTGGCAAGTGGGCCACGCTCGTTCTCACAATGAAGCTGGACGGGAAGGCAAGCCTGAAGCCTCCGCTGCTCCAGGCATACAAGCTGATGACCGAAGACACGGCGCTGGATGCCATCACCACGGAGCAGAAGCTGGTCAACATCCGCGTGCAGTTTCAGGCGGGCTCGGGCACGGGGTCGGTTCGGCTGTTCAACCCGAAAGAGCTGACAGGATTCACGCTCAACCGCGAGACGGCAACCCAGGCCGGGACGATCAAGAGAGATCGGGGGACGGGCGTCGAGCTGGAATTTGCCTTCACCGTTCCGCTCGATGATGCGGGCGCCTGGGCGGTCAAGAATTTCGGGGACGATCTGCTCATGCAGCTCGAACAACTTCAAGGCGAACTCCCGCTGGAAGACGCCGCGCCGGAATCCCAGGATGCGCGCAATCAGCGGATCATCGATGAGGAAGGGAGCGCACCCGAAGCACCTGAAGAGCCGGCTGCGCAGCCTGGGCTGAAAGGGAAAGAGAAGAAGAAGACGGGACGGAAGACCAAGAAATAAATCAGCGAGGGGGGGGCAATGGTGGTGAGGGCG